CTACTGGTTATCCTAATAGAGCGATAATGTTGCAAAAGTTCAAACAGATTCTTCAAACTGTCAATGAACAAACGCCTTGGTATTGGCAAACATTGAGTGGCCTTCAAGATATTTGGAAAATAGAATTTGGAGAAAACTTTAATCCATTCAGAGGAAAAGATAAAGCGATAGAAATTACATGCTTAGAAAGTATTGATTTGAGAATAACAGCTCTTGCCGATTTATATAGAAAAGCTACGTTCGATACTAAATTCATGAGGTCGCTTGTACCAGAAAATTTAAGATGGTTTTCTTTAAGGGTTCAGATTGCTGAAATGAGAAGCTTCCAAAAGATTAAAGAATCAATTGACAAATTGTCAGGCCCTCTTAATTTTAACGCAAACCTTAATCCTAATACCGCTGTTATAGGTGATGCAGTAAAGAGTGCAACAGGCGGTCTTACTAATTTAGCATCAAGTGCAACAGGTGGTCTTTTATCATTACCAAAACCTGCTCCATTAGAATCCGATGTTGAGGTTGAAAACATTGATAATCTTGTTTCATTGATGGAATTTCATTTTACTCATTGCACATTTGATTTCTGGGATAGTTTCCCATCAGATAAAGAAATTTCTATGAATGGTGACATGCAAATGGCAAAACAAAAGTTCAAGATTAACGTAGGACATATACAGGAGAATCACCAATATAAAATAATGGATCTTGTTCTGAAAGATGGAGTGAACCAAGAAAATGGAGATTTTAATAAACCAATTCCAAATTTCGATAATGCACTTACTAAAAAAGCAGCAGGAATATTTAGTACTGCTTTGCAAGGTGCAACAAGTCAATTGCAAGATAAATTGAGTGAGATAGCAGGAATACCTGGACAACTTATAGCTGGTGTTAAGAATAAAATTCAATCAGCTGTCACAAGTGCAGTTCTTGGAAACGTGTATGATGCAAGAAATCAATCATTGGGAACTTTAGTAAATAGCTTCTTGCACAAGACCGATCAAATTGGTGGAACTGCAATTACGCCTGGTGAAAATGCTTTAACTAAAACACCAAATCCAGCTCCTCTTGGAAAAGAGGATGTTTATCCAGATGTACCTGGAAAAGATTTGAGTACAAAAGAAAACGGTAATCAAGGTAATATTTATAAATAATGCTAAAGAGAGAACAATGGATCAAGGATGACTTAAGGGAAATGGAATTTCTCGGAGTTGTTGTCGGTAACGATGATCCAAAACATATAGGAAGATGCCGAATAAGAGTGTTCGGTAAATTCGATGACATCGCAGATGATGACTTACCATGGGCAACTCCATTAAGAGGTCTTTCGTTTGGTAAAGACGGTGGTTCAGGACAATTCTCATTTCCAAAGAAAGATGCAGTTGTTGGAGTTAGATTCAACAATGGAAATATTTATGCTCCAGAATATTATTCCATACAAGAGATTGCAACAGATCTCAAAGAGGAGATAACAGGTTCTTACAAGAACTCCCATTCGTTAATATATGACGATGATGAAAAACTGAGAATGTATTACACGCAACAAAAAGGTGTAACAATATATTTAAAGGAATCTCGAATAAACATTGCAAACGATAATGCAATAACGATTGAGCATAAGGGAACGAGTGCCATAATTGAATTGAGAGGAAATAACATCACAATCACAGCCGATTCTGAAATAAATCTTACAGGTGGTTCAAGAATAAAAGCAACTGCTCCTGAAGTATGGGTGGACGGTAAAGAAACAAAAGCAGGTCACGTACCATCATATAGCATGGTTCTTGGTGAGCCTTTATTTGCTTTCTTGAAAACTCTTGCCTCTACAGTTGATGCGAAACTATATCCGACTCCTGGTGCAATGTCATCTGCGTGTGCAACTGCTGAGCAGCTAACATTATCGAGTACTTGCAAAGTTTCTAAATAAAAAACGATTGCAAAAAGCAAATAATTATTCTGCATTTTTATTTTACTTCTTGATAATTTTTCACTAAATTCGTTTATTCCCCTAAAGTGCCCCTGATATTTAAGTTGAGCAGAACATAACGTGAAAAAGGCATATCATTATACATCCTGGCGCTTGACTGAAGAAGGCAAATTATGCGGAGTTAATTTCGGATATGACTTCTGTGCAGAACATGAAGCAGGCATCGCAGGCATCCGTGAAAGTTTTGGAATAAAAACTTATACCGGTAATGCAACAATAAACAGTATTAAAAAACTTTTTGGTGCTTTGAAACCAACTCTTGGTATTGAAGCTCGTGTCATCACAGTAAAACCCCCCGAATTACAATTTGTTCAAAAAGGTGATTTCTGTTGCATCTATTATTCTTCTGCTAAAATATCAATGACTGTGTTCGATGAAGGAATTAAATCATTAGCATGGGAGATGACTAAGCCGGGTGGAAAAGACCTCATGTGTTATTGGGGAGACAACAGCTTCATGTTGATCACAACTCAACATGAATACTTCCAAGCCATTAAGAAAGGATTTTTAGATTTAAACATTGCCATATTCACTGCTGGAAAATTCGGTCTTGTTATTTGTTTGCCTAACATGGTTGACATCAGGACGAAGACTGATATGTATGCAAGTGACTTCACAATGCTCGAATTAAGAAGAATGTCTGATGACATTGGCATAGAAAAAGATTTGTTGAAAGCAAAGAAACAATTCTTCGCATTGAAACCAGGATGGAAAAATCCAGCCACGAAAGAAATACATTTCTGGCTTAATCCAGTGGATCAAACAAAATATAACTACGGATGGTTTACTGAAGCTGAATTAAGGGAATGGATAAAAGAACAAGGACCTGTTATTAAGAAAGTAGAAGAAGTTAAAATGCCGCCAATTCCAAAAGACGTTATATTTACAAACAAGAAAAAGAAGAAATAATCATGCCTACATTAACTATCGACGAACTAAATAAAACGCAGAAGGTACAAGACTGCCAGACCATCGCCGAGCTTGAAACTCTATTTGATGAATTTCAATCTGTCAAAGGTTCACACAAAGACTATGATGCCGAGAAATTGAAATTGAAAATTGAACAATTACGATTTCTGACCAACTCTTTGCCCTTTGAACAGGTTCCATGGAATGTCATAACAAGAGAGCATGGCATAAGAGCCAAATGCATGGAGTTATTTTATTACGAAAAACACGAAATTTAATTATGTCAATCAAAGAGATTTTTAAAGGGATCTTCGATAAAGCTTTCCAGACTCGTGGTGACAGAATGAAAGCATACGAGCATGCAGAGAAGAAAAATCTCGAAGCTAAAACTCCGGTCATAATAAGACTCGACGGAAGAGCTTTTCATACTTATACAAGAGGCTTTGAAAAGCCATTTGACGAAACCCTGATCAGCGCGATGAAGTACACAGTACAGAAGCTCTGTGAAGAAGTACAGAATGTAAAAGTTGCATATTCACAATCAGATGAAATTACTTTATTTCTTGCTGATTATGAAAGCAAAAATACACAACAATGGTTTAATGGAAACATTCAAAAGATGGTATCTCTTGCTGCATCAATTGCAACATATCACTTTAATGATTTCATGGATAAAAACCATTGGAATAAATTTCCAGAAAAAAGAAAACCGGCAACATTTGATGCAAGGGTATTTAATCTTCCAAGACATGAGGTTGTCAACAACTTTATTTGGAGACAACAGGATGGAATTAGAAATTCTATTTCTGGATTAGCACAAGCACACTACTCAGATAAAGACCTTCATAGGAAAAGCACTGCACAAATGTTATCGATGTTGCTCGATAAGAAAATAGAATGGGACCAATTGGAAACATACAAGAAAAGAGGTTTCTGTGTTACCAAAGAATATTATATTTTAGATCCTTCTGAACTCAATCTACCAGCCAATGTAAAGGCACCAGAGCATGTAAAACGTTCAAGGTGGGTGGTTGATGATAACATCCCTATATTCTCTGAAGATAAGAGATATATTGACGTATTAGTAATGATAGGTGAATTAGAAGACAAGTTTGAATAATTTTTTGTAAATTAGCAGTATGAAAGACGATACTAAAAAGAGAGCAGTTACCATACTGCTGCACAACGAAGATGG